CAGAATCTCTTAGGTGGGCTGTTTGACACACCTGAAGGGGAAGGCGAAGAGAGTTTCTTCCGTAAAGCTCTAAGAGACCTTTTTCAGTAAAACATAGAATAAGTAACTATAGGAATTAAGACATGGCTATTAATGTTGATGTAGCAAGAGCAGGTGCGCCTTTATTGAATCTCAGGGGAGTTACTGACGTAAGACAACCTGCTGCTACTGCTCCCCAGAAAGACGAACTTGGTATGCTGGGTAATTTGCTGGCGGGTTCGTCTGCGCCTATGACACAGCAACAGAAAATGCGTAGGGATATTGGTAGTTTGTTTGGTGTAGATACTCGTTCTCCTGTGGAGAAACTACGGGAGCAGTTGGCCGGTATAGATATGACTAGCGCTGCTGGTCTTCAACAAGGAGCGCAGTTTGCTAAAGACTTGAAACTGTCAGCACAGGCAATACAGTTAAATACGCTTGCTTCGCAGAAACAAAGAGAAGAACAAGCTATATTGCAGCAAGAAAAAGAGAAACTAACTAACGAAGCAATGTTGCAAACCGAAAGAGCTGGTTATTCTAGTTTGGTTTTTAATTCTCCTACGTTATCCGAAGAACAGAAGAATGCTTTTAGTGCGATAGCGTTATCAGGAGGTTTTGATGGTAAAGTAGGCGATCTTCTTAAAGCTGCTTACCCATCCTCTGATGGACGTTTTAGCGTTGTTGGTAATACGGTATGGGATAATCAAAAAGGCACTTGGGCAGACGGAGCAAGTCCTACTGATGTCGCTAGTGCTAAAGGAGAAGGCTCTGTACAAGCTGGTTCTTTGTCTGACGCTCTTCCAGGATTTGATTCTGATAATTATGACCCTAAATCAGTATCATTAGCCACTTCTGCTTACAACTCAGCGGCTACTCCAGAAGAAAAAGCTGATGCTGTAGCTAAACTAAAACCAAAAGCAAGAGTTGGCGAAGAGTGGCGCACCATTAATGGCAAAGATGTTTTATATCCTGTTACTGGGGAGCCTAAACGAGAAGCCGACAGAACTATTGCTGCTACTAATGGGGCACGTAATACTGCACTTAATGGTGCTAAAAACTTTATTGATGTAGCTGACGGTATTTTGACAGATATAAGTTCAGGCAAAACTTCAGCAGGAGCTGCTGCTTCTGTTCTTGGTTATGTTCCCGGCACTGTTTATTGGAATCAGCGAGTTAGTGTTGATACACTCAAAGCTAATTTGGGTATTGACGCTTTGTTTGAAGCACGCGCAAACTCTGCTAACGGTTCGTCTGGTTTTGGGCAGCTTACACAAATGGAACTTAAACGCTTAGAAGATCAAGTTCGTAGTTTAAGTCTTGCACAGACTGAAGAACAGTTTATAGATAATTTAAGTGAGTTACGTACTATATATGCAGATATTGTTGAAAAAGATGGCGGTGAAATGACTATAGAAGATTATATAGGAGTAACTAGACAAGAAGTTGTACAGACTTCTAGTGGAAACTATACAGTAGAGGAATTACCCTAATGGCGAGATACCGCATAACAGATAAACAAACAGGAAGAACTGCTGTTGTGTCTGGTGAAACCCCTCCAAGTGAAGAGGCTATTGCACAGATATTTCAAGCCACCGAGCCTAAAGACTCAGGCTACACTGTTCCGCCTATGCCTACTATGCCTCCTCCTAAAAGCTCTCCTTCAGTAATCGACTACATAGGAGAGCTAACAGCAGGTCTTGCACGGCCTATAGCTAGTCTGGTTGATATAGCCATGTCTCCTGTTGCTGTCGGTTATGAACTAGTTACAGGAAAGGAAGCTAAAGGAGCATCTACTATGATAGCTCCTAGAGGTGCTTACACTGGCGATGATGTTTTAGGACAGGCTTTAGGTGCAGGAGGAGAACTAGCCAGCAGCTCTTTAACAATAGGCCAAGCAGGAAGGTCTTTGGTAACTAACTTGTTAGATGAAGCTGCTGTCGCAGGTGAGTCAGCAATAAAAGGTGTTCTTAGACAGTTTGGCTCCTCTACTCCTGCTGATGATGTGTTGGCTGGTTTTATTTCTGGCACTTCTTCTGAGATTGCTGCGCAGAGTGCTGAAGAAATTGGAATGTCTCCTAATGCTGTAGAGAGTGTACGGGCAGTTGTTGGTTTAGGCGCACCTATAGCAGTAGCTCCTGTGTTAAACAGGCTAACTGATACAGTCGGTAGTTTTTTACGTAAGCCCGGAGCTACCCCCTCCGTTGAAGAAATAAAAGGAGCTTCTAGGGCACTTTTCCAACAAATCGATGATCTAGGTATTATATTCACCGAAGATTCTACTAAAAAGTTAGTTTCAAATTTAGACGAGAGTATTGTTGAAGAAGGGCTAACTACGTTTCTTGGCGAGACACAGCTTGCAACACAAGCCTTGAAACTTAAAAGCTTGTTAGAAGCTGAAGGAAATTTCAATGGTACATCCTTCAAGGTTTTAGACAAAGCAAGAGAAGCCTTCAATGCGATAGCTGTTAATAAGACTGATAATCAAGCACGCATTGCTAGAATCTTGAGAGATAAAGTAGATGATTTTTTGATGAGTGCTGCTGTCTCTGATGTTTCCAAGACTACCACCACCGGAAAAGAGTTAGCATTACCTGGACAGGTTCTAACACAGCAAGACAATAACGCTATTTCTAGGACTTTAGTAAATGCTAGACAGCTATGGAAAAGAGCTAAATCTTCTCAGCTTGTTGAAGACACTTTTAAAGACGCTGAAATAGCTGCTTTGGGTTCAGAAGGACAACAGTACGAAAAAGTGTTGGTAGAAAATTTAAGACAACTGTTAAGAAGCGAGCAGTATGCTACCCAGTTCACAAGTCGTGAACGAGAGTCTGTAGCGTCCGTAATTCAAGGAAGCTCGGTTAGAAGAAGGCTGGAAGGTATGAGAGAATTAGGAATAAAGTCCGATACTTACATCAAAGCAGCTCTTTTTGGAGCAGCAGGGGCAGCGTATGCTGGCTACATGACTCCTCAAGCTACCGTAGTGGCTGGCGGTTTATTGACTACCAGTATCTTATCTAAAGCTGCTGGAGAAGTTGCAAGACGTTATTTTCTGACAGATGCGCACACTATGCGATCAATGATGAGAGCTGGTTCTAACGGTAAAGCACTGGCTCGTATGTATTTATCTCGTACACCAAGAAAAGACAGAAAACCTGAAGAGCTGGCATCAATACTAAAACAAGCAGGTGTTGATTTATCTACGCTAGAAGGCAAACAAGCCCTTCCTAGTCCGTTTATTGCTGATTCTGTAGCATTTGCTAGAGGGATTGAACAACTCGAAAGCTCTTTACCAAGTGAACAGCCAGTCCTACAACAGCAATAAAAAAACCTGCCTAGCTACGATGGAGAAGGAAAAGTAACTAGGCAGGCTTGAGGAGGACGCTGTGAAAGTCTAACGCTTTCTTGTGTTCATACTATAACGTATCCAACAGTCTGTCAAGATACCATCTAGCTTTTTCTAAGTCTTGTTTGGACTTACCTTTGTACATACACCGCCAGAGATACTTCAGTGTATTCCCACGACAGTAGCCCTGGAACTCTTCAGCACTGAGCGTAGCTTGGATTGCATCTATGCACTCTACTGCGCCAGTGTTGTAGTGGGTAGGATTGTTTACTTCCTCGTCAGAGGATTCATCTCGTAGCTTCTTACCTACTTCAGCCCACTCTTCTTCTGTAGCATCGTCTATAGAATCCTTAATCACTTCCCACTCACAGTCCGGCAATAGCAAAGGACACTGCCCAATTACGGTAGCGTATACCTTCTTGCCTATGTCATTAACGATGATGACATCCCTGTCTCCTTGGTGCAGAACATCATACTCTTTACCGTCTGTCAGCGTACCGACTGCTATGCCTGTAGCTTTAATTTTCATATAGTTCTCCCCTCTGGCTTAGGCATACCTCTAGCAGTATCCTGAGCGATCTTGTATGACCGTGAGAGAGCGTTTAACACTTCATCAATACCCTGGCATTCCCTAATCTCAGCCTCTTTAACGGCTCTTAGACATTGCTCTAGCGATGGGTAGTAGCTTGTCTTGTGTTGCTGTTTAGGTTGCCTTGTTTTTCTGTCATGCCCTTCATAGGTTTCTACTAGATGGTAGCAGTAGTTGTCTGCTTCTATTTTAAATTTATCATTAACTGTAAATAGTAACTTAGAGTCACTCACCGTACTTTCTCCTCAAGTAATTCATAGACACAGGCATCTCGTCAAAGCTCCCATTGTCTACTTCGTTAAACATCCAAATACCTGACCAAGACCCATTGGTCTGTGGTGTCAGATAATCCTCATCGTGCTGGTAAAAGATACCTGCAAACAGTCCTGTCACTGGAGAACCATCAGCCTTCCTAGCAAAGGCTATGTCTCTGTCTTGTACATGGCCTTGTACACAGCTCATCATCTTCTTCTGTAGCAATAGTCTAGCGTTAGATACAGGCCGTCCCATAACACCAGAAGTAAAGTAGTGACTATATACAATACCATCCACAACAACAGGCTCCAGAAAAGGATACACTTCCCAGCCCATCTCTTCAAGCTCGAAATCATCATAGCTTAGTAGTCCTTCCAGTTTAGGGTCTGACTCTACCGCCCTTTCTATCCTGTAT